AGCCGGCGACGTGCTCAACGGTGAAGCGCTCTACCGGATGATGCAGATACGCCCCGAGATTGAGGCGTGGTGTCGGATGGTGAAGGTTCAGGTGAGCCGCGACATGGTTGCCGACCTGCGGCGCTGGTTCGACATCTACCGTCACGGCGATCAGGAAACGTCGAGCTTCCACCTGCACCGGCTGAACGGTTGGGCCAAGCAGATCACCGACCTGCTAGACCCACCCAAGCGCCTCGAGGTCACCCAGCCGTGCCCTGTCTGCGGCGCGCACAAGTACACGGACCAGGACGGGAACGCGCTGCCATTCCCCGTGGTCATCGAGTACCGGCGCGAGACACCGTTGGCCGCGACTGGTCTGTGCCGCGCGTGCGAGCATGTCTGGGTGGGCGAGCGGGAACTGCGGCAGTTGAGGTGGGAACTCGACGCCCAAGGAGGGGCCGCATGAAGCAGCGATACAGGTTCACGCATCGATCCAGCGACGGCAAAACCTACTACTGGGAGGCAGTGTCTCGTCCGCCCGGAGAAAGCCGAGTCGAACAGATCAGGTGCCCCGTCGACTGGTTCTGGAAGCAGCGGCAGGACACGCCGAGGAATGGTGTTGCATCGACGGGCCCGATCATGTAGTGTGTGACCAATCCGGTTTACTGTCTGAATTTTCAGGCGAAAACCCAAGAAAGGATGCCTCGGACTTCGGTTCGGGGCATTTTTTCGTTAACGACTTCCCACCCCGTCCCAGGTCACCACACATCAGGCCAGCTACCGGCTGAGCCCTACACAGATGCTGGCGAACGGGTAGGGAACTAACTGCGGCAACGGTAAGCCGCCGCCCTGAGCGAAAGCAGGGGCGATCCAAACCGGAGCGCGTATGCATAATGGCAAATCGGGCGCAACTGTTAGCCGACAGGGGAAGCTCATCCCGCGTGGCGAAACGAGCACCGCCGAGAGCGGGGCGTAAGGGATGGGCTTACCCGTCCGCGCCCCGCTTCTCGTGCATCCACCGTTGCAGTCGGACCAGAAGGCGGTAACAGTGGCGCTCCCGAACGATGAACAGTTCCTCGCTGACATTCGGGGCGGCATGTCGCTGAACATGATGGCGGCGAAATACAAAGTGGCGCGCTCCACCGTGCAGAAACGCAACAAGCGACTCAAGACCGCGCACGGGATTACGGCGACGACCGCTGACCCCACCACGGAAGCATCGACAGACGGAAACAAGGCGGTCGCGTTCATCCGCGACAGACCCGTCACCCTCGAAGACGCCCGCGATTGGATCAGGTCAAGCGGCGACGACCCCGAGGATTACGTTCTCAGCATCCGCAGCATTCCCTACGGCAATGGTTTGTCATCCAATCGAATGGCTGCCACGCCGAAGAAGCGCAACGGGGCGACCGTTGGCCCCGCGTGGCCTGTCATCCAGCCCGCCGAACCCGTCATCGTGCAGACTGCCCCGGTGACCAACGCGCCGGCGCGCGAACACAAGCTGGCCATGAAATGCGCCGACACTCAGATCGGTTACCGAGTCCTGCCCGATGGCACCCTTGACCCGTTCCACGACGAACGGGCAATGGCGCTGTTCGTTGAAGTGTGCCGCATCTACCATCCCGACAAGATCACCGTGCTAGGTGACTTCCTCGACCTCGCATCACAAGGCCGGTTCGCGCAAGAAGCATCCTTCGCACGCACCACGCAGCCCTCCATCGATGCGGGGCACCGGTTCCTGGCCGAACTTCGCGCGGTCTGCCCCGACGCTGAAATCGTCATCGTCGAGGGCAACCACGACCTGCGGATGCAGAACTTCATCGAAACCAACGCACTCGCAGCATTCGGCCTCAAACGTGCCGACATGCCCGACGAGTGGCCCGTCATGTCGCTGCCCTACCTGCTGCGACTTGCAGAGCTCAACGTCAAGTACATCGACGCATATCCGGCAGCGACGGACTGGGATAACGACCTTACCCGCAACATCCACGGCACCAAAGCGAACTCAAAAGGTTCCACGATGGCCCAGTACGTGCACCAACTCCCGCACGTCAACACGTGGGCAGGACACACGCACAGGGCCGAGATCGTCTACCGGACGGTGCTTGGTGCCAGGGGTGAAGCCATCGAGTCTTACGCCGCCAACCCCGGCGTTCTCTGCCGCGTTGACGGCGCAGTTCCATCCGTGAACGGTGCAATCGGCGCGTCCGGTATCCCAACGCCCGTTGTCGAGGATTGGCAACAAGGGTTCGGAATGCTCTACTACACCGACACCGAATCATGGCCGTCCGTTCACCGCATCAAAGACGGCGCAACGATCCTCGACGGGCGGGTGCTGAAAGTTTAGGCACCAATACGAATTGAACACAGTTCGTATTCACGCCTTCACAAACCCTCGTCGCGGCTACGGTCAGCGGCGGGTGACGCGCAAACAGGCATCGGGGCCTGAGAGAACGGCAGCTCACCGTCGCGCGAAGAACGAGCCAACAACTGAACACACGCGAGCCACGACGGGTGATATCGGGGCGACTACTTCACCATGCACCAACCCCAAGCCCACTGACCAAAGGTCGAAGCGCAATGAGAACACTCGAACGCCCCGCAGCGCTGCAATACCCGTGCGACGAAGGGGAATGGGATCTGCCAGACGAGTGCGAAGTGGGGATGGATTGAGCGCCGAAACGAAAGCCGCACTCGAAGCGGCCCTGCAAGCACACGTCAACGACATACGCGACGGCTACCTCGTAGGCGGTTACGCACTCGAAGCGCACCTCGTCAAGTTCGAGGACGACGGGCGACACCACTACCTGTTCATCAGCCCCGACCGGCAGGCGTACCACTCCACACTCGGGCTACTGCAAACCGCAATGGACGACTTCACCGTTCCCGACGACGGCGACGACTAACAAGGATGGCAACGATGCCTGACTACATCGACAACAACGGCGAAACAATCAGCGCCGACTCGATCCGTGCACGCATGTCACAAGAACGGCAAGCGGAAGTGGACGCACGATTCGCCGCCTACTTCTCCACCAGCTCCGAGATGGGGCAGTACGACATCGAGTCCGTGCGCGAACTCTACAAGCACAGCCGATGAGAACCGTACTCGTGCCCGATGGGTACGGCGTGTTCATATTCAGGACGCCGGATGATGTGGCTGAGGCTGAAGCGGTTAGTGCGGAACGGCGAGAGCGAGCTACTCGGCGTAATGCCGACCAGCAGCATTCACCCGTGCAGCAAACTCCCTAGCCCGAGCCTCATCCTTGCTCGGCGCATCCATCACAACAACCTTCCCATCAGGGAACAACACCGTCACATAAACCTTGTTGCGATCCTTCTTGAACATGCCGCCAACAATCGCACCAACCGGACCAGCCAACACGGCACCAGCAGCGACACGCGTCAACGTCGTACGCCCACCAGGCTCCGCACCCGACTCAACCTCGGCAGAAACCCCAGCAGCGGAACGCTTCACAGGCATGCTCCCCGACTGAAGAACAATCACCCGCCCCGACACCAGGCGAACATCACCGAAACTCGCATCAAACTGCGCATGCTCCCGAGCGGCCTTCATCTTCTCCAATAACCCCATCCCCAGAAGATACCCCACCCCACGACGCGGAGGGGCAGGAGTTGAAGATAATGACATACCGCAACGACCGTGCCTACGTCGCCAAACGTGAAGCACTCAAGCGGCAATGCCGGAAGAACGGCACGCCGTGCCACCTATGCGGCAAAGGGTTCGACTTCGACCTCGAGTGGAAACACCCAATGGCATTCACCGCCGACCACCTCGAGCCCATAGCGAGCGGCGGATCGATGACCGGCCGTCTCGCACCCTGTCATCGGTCGTGCAATAGCAGACGCGGTGCCAAGCCATTAGAAAGCATCAAGCGGGCAGAGACGCCCAAAACATCGCGGGAATGGTGACGGATGGGGCCACCCGCCCCTCCCCCCACCCCACTGCGCCTCTGGGCGGCTAGGCGCAATTTGTACACACGGAAGTTTTTTGGGTCTGACGCGGAAGGCACGTAGGGGGTGGGGCTGTTGGGCGCACCTTTGAAGCCTTGCGGCACGCCTGCTGCCTATCGTCGCCACCTGCGGAATGGGGAGCCCGTGGATGATGCGTGCGCTCAGGCGGCGCGTGATCAGAAGAACGACCGGGTTGCGTCGGCTCTTGCGGAGTCGGCGTCTTTGGTTGCCCTGGCCGTGGAGTCTGAGCCTGCCGTCGATTCGGTTGATGAGTTGGGCGAACTGCGGGAGAACTTGCGGATTGTGAGGGCTGCCATGTCCGACGCCCCCCATAACACGATTGCGGCGTTGTCTAAGCGCCGGCAGGAGTTGGTTGCCGAGATTCGGCGGCTTGAGAACGTTTCTAAGCCGGGGGTGAGCGCGCTTGACCAGCTCGCCCAACGCCGTGCGGAAAGGCTCGCAGCGGCCTCGTCTTGAGTCGTTCCCGCTGTATTCGACCAGCGCGGCGGATGATGCGATTGATCTTGCAGCGCTTGCCGGTCTGGTGCTGGACCCGTGGCAGGAGTATGTGCTGCGCGGCGCTCTGGGTGAGAAGCCGAACGGCAAGTGGTCCGCGTTCCGTGTGGGGTTGGTTGTGCCTCGGCAGAACGGTAAGAATGCGCTGCTCGAGGCTCGGGAGCTTGCTGGCCTGTTCCTGTTTGGCGAGAAGCGCATAATCCACACTGCCCACGAGGTGAAGACTGCGCGCGAGTCGATGATGGCGCTGATGAATCGGATGAAGGGGTCCGATGACCTGATGGAGCAGGTGCAGGGCTTCGAGGGCGACCTGGACAAGGATTTCTCGGGCATGAAGGTGGGTAACGACCCGTCTATCACGCTGAAGAATGGCAACAAGATTTCGTATGCGGCCCGGTCGAAGGGGTCTGGCCGTGGCTTCACCGGCGACCTGATCATTCTCGATGAGGCGTATGCGTTGAAGCTTGATGAGCTTGCGGCGATGTTGCCGACGATGGCGGCGAAGTCGATGGTTGGCAATCCGCAGCTGTGGTTTACGTCGTCGGCGGGCATGCCGGAGTCGGATCTTCTGAACTCGGTTCGGAACGAGGGCATTGCGCGCTCGTCGGATCGTTTGGCGTATTTCGAGTGGTCCGCTGAGGATGACGCCGCCATTGGTGACATTGAGGCGTGGTATCAGGCGAACCCTGGGCTTGGTATTCGCATCAGTGAGCAGTTCGTGATGGATGAGCTTGAGTCGATGGTAGCTGAGGGCGGATCGGATGAGCAGTTCAAGCGTGAACGTCTCGGCATTTGGGCGAAGCTCGGCGGCGAGTCGGTCTTTCCTGCTTCCACGTGGAATGACCTTGCGGATGAGCGATCTGAACCGGGTGAACGTCTGGTGTTCGCGGTGGACATTTCGCCGTCGAGGGATTCGGCTTCTATCGCGTTGGTGTCTCATCGTGCGGATGGCAAGGTGCACGGCGAGGTTGTCGAGACTGGCGTGGGTACGTCGTGGCTGGGGTCGAGCTTGAAGCGACTTTCGGAGCGGTGGAAGCCTGACGCGGTTGTGACCATCGCTGGCCCCGCTACTGAGGCCCTGATCCCGGGTTGGAAGCGTGACGGCGTGCGCGTGAAGCCGATTAAGTTCACCGATTACATCCAAGCGTGCGGGCTGTTCTTCGACATGGTGACGCAGGGCCGTTTCGTGCATTTGGGTGACGAGAAGGTGCTGAATCCTGCTGTTGAGGGTGCGAAGCAGTCTTGGCGGCAAGATGGCGCGTCTTGGTATTGGTCGCGCAAGCAGTCGGACATTGATATAACCCCGCTCGTCGCTTTGACGGTTGCGGTTGCCGGTCTTGAAAAGAAAACGCCCACTGGCGGCGAACGCAAACGGAAAGTGGTGGTGATGTGAGCCTTTTCCCGATGCCCCAGCTGGACCATTCAGACCAGAACACATTTGATTCCCTAATCGATGTTTGGCAGTCGAAGTTGGCGCGTAATCAGTTGCGTTCCGTGTATTACGACACGAAGAACCCACTGAAGGATCTCGGCATTTCGATTCCACCGCAGCTGCGGAACATCGAGACTGCTTTGGGCTGGCCGGCTAAGGGCGTGAACGTTCTGGCGCGCCGCTGCAACTTCGATGATTTCGTGGTGCCCGGGCAGGAGTCGGACCCGTTTGGGTTGTCGAGGATCCAGGTTGAGAACCAGCTTGACATGCTGATTCCGCAGGCGATCACTTCGGCGCTTGTGCATGCGACGGCGTTCATTGCGACGACGCGCGGTGATGTGCAGTCCGGCGAACCGGAGATTTTGCAGACTGTTCGTTCTGCGCTGACAGGTGCGGGCATTTGGGATTCGCGGCGGCGCGGCATGTCGGCGTTCTTGTCGGTGGTCGCCACTGACGCGAACGGGATGCCTGTCCATTTCGTCATGTACTTGCCTGCGCGGGTGCTGACGATGGTGAAGTCGGGCACGTCGTGGCGGGTTTTCGAGCAGTCGAACCCGTTGGGTCGCGTCCCGGTTGAGCCGATGGTGTACCAGCCGGAGCTTGAGCGCCCGTTCGGCCATTCTCGGATCTCGCGCACGGTCATGTCCCTGACCGACCAGGCCATTCGGGCGATGCTGCGCGCTGAGGTGTCCGCGGAGTTCTATTCGTCGCCGCAGCGGTGGTTGATGGGGGCCGATGAGTCGGCGTTCCAGGATGCCGACGGGCAGACGGTGAACAAGTGGCAGACGGTCATGGGCCGGATGCTCGCTATCGGCCTGGATGATGACGGCAACAAGCCCGAGGTGGGGCAGTTCCCGCAGATGTCAATGGAGCCCCACTTGGCTCACTTGCGGCAGATCGCGCAGAACTTCGCCGCCGAGCAGAACCTTCCTGTTTCGTCTCTTGGCATCGTGCAGGACAACCCTGCTTCGGCTGAGGCGATTTTCGCGGCGAAGGAAGAGCTGGTTGTCGAGGCTGAGGGCGCTAACCGTGTCTTCGGCATGGGGCTGGTGCGTTCGGCGATGAACGCGGTGATGCTGCGTGACGGGCTCACGGAAGCCACCCCGGAGTTGTACAAGCTTCGGGCGAAGTTCCGCGACCCGGCTACCCCGTCGAAGGCTTCCGCTGCTGACGCGGTTACGAAGCAGGTTTCGACGTTCCCCTGGATGGCTGACTCTGACGTGGCTCTTGAGCAGTTGGGTTACGACGAGACGACGATTGAGCGGCTTCGGATTGACCGTCAGCGGGCTAAGGCCGGCGACCGACTGACTTCGCTGGTGGCAGCGGCAAAGTCGATTCGACAGGGGGTGCAGGGTGGCGACAGCGGCGCAGGTGTCGGAGTTCCGGCGCAACAACCAAGCGTTAGTGGAGTTGGCGCGGCATGATCTGACCTCGTTTTGGGCTGCCCTGAACATTCAGGGCAGCCCAATCCTGGTTCGTGACGCGCTGCTTGATTTCTTCCCCGAACTGATCGCGGCGTATGGGGATGGGGCGGCGCTGTTGGCCGCTGATTTTTACGACGAACTGCGCGATGTGCCACCGTCTGCCGCACGGTTTAGCGCCACGTTGGCAACACCTCCCGATTCGGCGCAGGCGAAGGCGGCGGCGCGGTGGGGGCTCGGCCCGCTCTTCACTGCGGACCCGGACCCGGCGCAAACGCTGCTGAATCTTGCCCTGGTGACCAACCGGCTGGTGTTGCAGTCTGGCCGGGACACTATTTCGCGGTCGGCGTTCAGCGATCCGGTCCGGACGGGTTACGCGCGTGTGCCGACGGGAACCCATACGTGCAGGTTCTGCGTGATGCTCGCCTCTCGTGGGGCCGTGTATGCGGATGCTGCTGCGGCCGGAGAGGGCAACAAGTATCACGGCGAGTGCGACTGCGTACCCGTGCCGATTAGGCGGCGCAGCGACTACCCCGAGGGGCATGACGTGCGCGAATTCGAGCGGCTGTATCGGGAAGGTTCCGGCGTTGGCCGCGACCTTCCCACCGAATAAGACTTCCCGGTTTCGGGATTACGCACACGCGGAGCGGTCAATCTGCGGTTTCAAGGAGAACAAATGAGCGACGAAGCACCCGTGGTTGAGCCCACGGAAAACGGCGGTAACAGCGGGTGGACGCCCCCCGCCTCGCAGGACGAACTCAACCGCATCATTGCGGATCGGGTGGCCCGCGAGAAGTCGAAGTACGCCGACTATTCCGATCTGAAGTCGAAGGCCAGCAAGTTTGACGAGCTGGCCGAGTCCCAGAAGACGGAGATCCAGAAGGCAACGGAACGCGCTGAGGCTGCGGAACGTGCGCTCGCTGAGAAGCAGTCGGAGGCGCTTCGCCTGTCCGTCATCGCCAAGCTCGGCATCCCCGAGGACTTCCACGATTTCGTTGTGGGCTCCACGGAGGAAGAGCTGACGGCGAAGGCGGAAAAGATCAAGTCGCTCATCCCTTCCCAGGCCGGTGAGCAGCCGAGCGGCGTTCGCGAACTGCTCGTCCCCGGTGAGGGTCGTTCTCCCGCAACTGCATTGAACGGTGACGGCATCGAGCTGGCGCTGAAAAACGCTTTGGGCATCCACTGATGCTCATTCACAACTAGGAGAATCACATGGCTGTTACCGCAGCAACTACAACCAGCGACTTCGCTGGATTCCTCAGCCCGGATCGGGCGCAGGCGTACTTCGCGCAGGCGCGCCGTAACTCGGTCGTTCAGTCCCTCGCGCGTCAGGTGCCGCTTGGCATCAATGGGCAGGAAGTCCCTGTTGTCACCTCGAAGGCTACTGCCGGATGGGTGGCTGAGGGCGGGCAGAAGCCCGCTTCCAAGGGGTCGCTTGGCCTCAAGACCATCACCCCAAAGAAGATTGCGGCGATTGCCGTTGTCTCGGCTGAGGTGGTTCGAGCCAACCCGGGCAACTACATCGAGCTGTTCCGTGCTGACATCGCTGAGGCGTTCGGTACGGCTTTCGACGCTGCCGCCCTGTACGGCACCAACAGCCCCTTCGGCGCTGGCATGAACATTGCCGCTACGACCAAGGCTGTCGAGCTGGGCACCACGACCGCCGCGAATGGCGGCACCTACGGCGACATCGTTGCCGGCCTCAAGCTGCTGGTGGATGACAAGAAGAAGCTCAACGGTTTCGCCTTCGATTCCGTCGCTGAGCCGACGTTCCTGAGCTCGGTTGACCTGAACGGTCGCCCGCTGTTCGTGGATTCCCCGTTTGAGGATTCCGCCCTGAGCGCTGGCCGCCTCATCGGGCGCAACGCGTTCCTCGGTGATGGCGTTGGCGACGACGCTACTAGCGTTCGCGGATTCGGTGGCGACTGGTCGCAGATCGTGTGGGGCGCTGTCGGTGGCATCAGCTACGACGTGTCCACGCAGGCGACGGTCACCATCAACGGCGCCCTGACCTCGCTCTGGGAGAACAACCTGGTGGCGATCCGTGCGGAGGCGGAGTTCGGTCTGCTCATCAACGACACCGAGGCGTTCGTCAAGTACACCGACGCGGTCTAGTAGTTGGCGCGTCTGAAGCATCCGACAGCGGGCACGGTGGCGAGTCTCGGGGGTGACCTCGAGGCTCGCTACCGGGCCGCGGGCTGGGCTGACGCGGACGTGTCGCCAGAGGCCGAGCAGGTGCCTTCGGAGAAACCTGCAATCAAGCGGACTGCGAGCCGCAAGAAAAGTAAGTAGAGGGTGGGTGCGTTGTGGCTACGTGGACGACTGCGGCTGACGTGATTGGTTCCTGGATTGGCGACGACGCACCCACCAATACGGCTCTGGTCGATATTTGGGTGGGCCGTGCGGAGCGCATGCTTCGCAAGCGGTCCCTCAATTTGCAGGCGCGGATTGATGCGCTCGAGCCTGACCTGTTGGAGACGGTGCAGGATGTCGTTTCCAATATGGTGCAGCGCGTGTTCCGTAACCCGGAGGGCGTGCGGCAGCGGAACGTCAACGAGGGCCCGTTCTCGGAGTCTGCCACTTACGGCGGCGACCAGCCGGGCTACTTGTGGGTGACCGATGAAGAGCTGGCGTCGCTGTCGGCAGCTGACACAACCACGCGGGCGTTCTCGGTGGACACGATGCCGTCTGGCGCTGGCAGCGTCTACGCCCCGGTGACGACGCTGTGAGGCCCGCACCGACTGAGCCGGTAACGATCCTCCGCCCCGGCGCAGCAACTGGCGAGTTCGATACCCAAGGCAATCCCATCATCGGCCCGGATGTCGAGGTCGTCTCCACCGGTTGGCGCGTTGCCCCTCGTTCGTCGGATGAGTCGGCGTTACCTGCGGGGCAGTCGGTTGTTACGGGCCTGACGCTTTACAACCTCGCGCAGGTGGATGTGCTGTCTTCGGATCGCATGGTGGCTCGCGGCGAAACGTGGGCGGTCGATGGTGACGTGGCGCGCTGGTTCAACGGCGTGGTCGTGAATCTGAAACGGGGGTCGTGATGGCTAACAAGTTCCGGCAGATTCGCTCCATTGACGTGATCCTGAAATCCCCGAAGCTGCAAGCCATCCTCGAGGACATCGGCGGCCAGATTTTGGATGCTGCGAAGTCCGACCCGAACCCGGCGTATGTGGATTCGCTCGACATGCACACGTTCACGTCACGTTCGCGCGTGACGGTCCAGGTTGGTGCGGCTCCCATCATCGGCATGCGCGTGGAAGCGAAGCGCGGCACTCTTGCTCGTGCTTTGGGATCGGTGGGCGGCTGACGTGCGAAATATCATCTTCCCTGCAACTACCGGCAAGCTCTGTTCGGTGCTGCGTACTGGCCTCACGGCGGCTGCTGTGCCCTATTCCTCGGGTGTCACCGTGCAGCCCGAGCTTCCCACCGACAAGACGGCACGCATGGTGACGGTCCGTGACGATTCCGGCCCTGACGATGGCGTGCAGTCACGCAGGCGGTACGGGTTCAACGTGTGGGCTGATTCGTCGGTTGACGCGGAGAATCTGGCGCTGTTGTGCATGGCGATTCTTCGGAACGCTGCGGACGGCAAGCCGATCACGTTGGTGGATGCCATGAGCGGGCCGTACAAGGTGCCTACTGATGCGCCGTACACGGTGGATGGCAAGAGCCTCACCAATTACTTCTTCACCTGCCGCGTATCTGTGCGAGGCAGCAACCTCTAACCCCACATTCCCCTGTTTCTCCCGGCAGGTAGCCCCACGAAGGGCGCAATCGAGGCACGGCCTCTTACTCACTAAGGAGAACAGAAATGGCGAAAGACACTACCGAAGTTCGGGTTGCTGTCGATGGCGTCGTTGCCTCGGGTCTGACCACGGCGACGGCACCAACTGATGCGGTCACCGCGCTTCCAACCGGGTTCAATGACCTCGGCTACGTGTCGGAGGATGGCGTTACCGAGTCGCACTCGCAGTCCATCGAGAAGATCAAGGCGTGGCAGAAGTCGTCTGTGGTGCGTTCGACAGTCACTGAGGGTGAGTCCACGTTCGGGCTGACTCTGATTCAGACGAACGCTGACACTCTCGCGGAGTATTACGGCGCGACGGTCAGTGCTGAGGGCGCGATCGTCGTGGACCCGACCCGCGAGCGCCCGCACCGTTCGTACATCATCGACGTGATCGACGGCGACGAGGTGATCCGCACCTACATCCCTGACGGTCAGGTGACTGAGGTGGGCGATCAGGTGTACCAGGCCGGCGCGCCCATCGGCTACGAGATCACGATCACGGCCTACGACAACGCTGCCATCGGTGGCGTTGCAACCAAGTGGTACGCGTCGCTCGATACGACTCCGTAACCCCCCCCAAGCTGGGCGGCGGTTGGACGGGAGACCGACCGCCGCCCTTTCTTCACCCCTTCTCCCGACCCCTCCCAATTGAAAGGTTTCTCCCAAAATGGTTGATTCGTTCACCAGCGCTAAGCCGTACTCGTTCGAGATTGACGGCAAGGCTTACACACTTCCCGGCCTGTCGTTCGGTGACATCGACGTTGTTGCCGAAGCCATGACCGGCGAACCTGCAGCCCAGCTCGAGGCCATCAGCAAGATTCTCTTCGACCGTTCCGACCAGCGCACACAGACGGCGCTCAAGTCGCTGGGCCTCGGCGACCTCGGCACCCTGTTCAGCAAGTGGGCGGGGGTTGCACCTGGGGAATCGTCCGGCTCGCCGGAGTCGTCCGAGACCACCGAAGCGAGCTAGCAGCCGACCTCCGCAGTTTCTACGGGGTGTCTCTCTGGTGGGCGGGGTCGCCAGCTTTGCCAATGGTGGAGCTGGTGGACCTCGTGCGCGCGCTGTTGCGTGACCCGTCGTCACGGCTGAATGCCGTTCTGGCTGGTTGGGAGTTCCCCGTGTCGCGGGAGTGGTTGGCGCTGACTGACTTGTTCGACATGCAGTTGTCGTCTAAGTCGAAGCGGAAGCCGAAGCCGTACCCGCGCCCTTATGACAAGTCGAAGACCCGCATCGGCGGGAGCAAGAAGGTCAGCCGCACACCGGCTGAGATGAGGGCTTTGCTCGCACGTCCTCGGGTTGCGAAACCTCAAGTGCACTAGTTCTGTCACTTCTCCCGGTGGCTCATTTCCCGCCAGGAGGCACGAGTGTCAGACAGCATTTATCAGGCATTCGTAGAGGTCGTGCCCGAGGCCCGCAACCTCAAGGGTGCGCTTTCTAAGCAGTTCGCCGCAGCTGGCCCAGAAGCGGGCCGCGCTGCGGGTAAGGGCATCAACTCTGGCGTTTTGGGCTCTGTGGGCAAGCTCGCGGGCCCTCTCGCCGCTGCGTTCGCGGGTATCGGTATCGGTCGCATCATTGGCGACTCGATTTCATCCGCAGCCGATCTCGAGCAGTCGGTTGGTGCTATCGACGCGGTGTTCAAGGGTTCCGCCGACCAGATGCACAAGTGGTCGGAGTCGGCGGCTACCAGTGTCGGCCTGACGAAGAACGAGTACAACCAGCTCGGGACGTTGATCGGCGCGCAGCTCAAAAACGGTGGCACGTCCATAGACCAGCTGGGCAAGAAGACCAACGATCTGATCGGCGTGGGCGCTGACCTGTCGTCCATGTTCGGCGGCACCACCGCTGATGCTGTGGATGCGTTGTCGTCGGCGCTCAAGGGTGAACGTGACCCCATCGAGAAGTATGGTGTGTCGCTGACTCAGGCGAAGATCGACGCTGAGGCTGCGGCTCTCGGTTTCCAGAAGGTCGGCGGGTCGCTTTCCACTGAGGCAACTCAGGCGGCAACCCTGTCGCTGATTATGAAGCAGACCGCCGACGCCCACGGCAACTTCGCGTCCGAGGCTGACACGCTGTCGCACAAGCAGCAGGTGTTGAATGCGATCTGGTCTGACGGTAAGGCTGCAATCGGCACGGCGCTGCTCCCCGCGGTATCCGGCCTCGTCGGCATGCTCACAGGTGCACTCGCCCCTGCGATGAAGGGTGCCGAAAAGGGCATCACGGCGATCACAACGGGCGCTGCGGGACTGTGGGACATTCTCGGCAAGGGCGATTTCCCGGGCGCTAAAAACTTCTTCGGCCTCACCGAGGATTCCGGCGTGGTGGACTTCCTGTTCAACATTCGGGACGCATTCACTGGCATGGGTGACGCGTTCGCCCCGCTGCTTCCGCAGCTGGTTGAGTTGTGGCAGGCGTTCTCGCCGTTGTCGCTCATCTTCGCCGCTATCGGCCCGCAGTTGCCGGTTCTGGTTAGTGCGTTCGCTGATCTCGCGGCGTCATTGGCGGGGGCGCTCTCCGGCGCGCTGTCCGACATGCTGCCGGCGCTCACCACGCTCTCGGGAACGCTAGTTGATCTCATCGGCGGGTTGTTGACGTCGGTGCTCCCGATCCTCACCGGGTTCACGTCGTGGCTGTCGGATAACACGGGGCTCGTGCTCGGGTTCGCTGTTGCCATTGGCGCAGCGGTCCTTGCGTTCCAGCTTTACACGGCGACGATGGCGATTGTGCGCACAGCAACTACCCTTTGGGCCGGGGCTCAGGCGATCCTCAACGGGGTCATGGCGCTGAACCCCATTGGGATTATCGTCCTAGCGATCATTGCCCTCATTGCGGCGATCATCTGGGTTGCCACACAGACGACGATCTTCCAAGACGCCTGGGCAGTCATGGTGGACATTTTCACCAACAGCATCGGCATGTTCAAGGATTTCTTCACGAACACTGTCGGCATGTTCGCGGACTTCTTCACCAACACGGTGGGCATGTTCGTGGACTTCGGCGCGAAGGTTGTTTCGTTCATCTCCGGGTTCTGGGCTGGCTTGAAGGCCCGGTTCGCGGCTGCGATCCAAGCTCTTGTTGATGCGTTCCTGCGGTTCACGCCGCTGGGGATACTGATTTCGCACTTCGGCGAGATAACGTCATTCATCGGCACCGCTATGGGGCGCATCGGCTCGGCGATCTCGGGCGGCATCACCAACGCAGTTAATTTCTTCCGCGACCTCCCCGGCAAGGCTGTTGACGCACTGGGTAACCTCGGCTCACTGCTGGTCGGCTCGGGCGCATCCCTGATTCAGGGGTTCATCGACGGCATCACGGGCATGATCGGCAACGTCGGTGATGCTATCGGCGGCGTTATGGATTTCGTGGGCGGGTTCTTCCCGCACTCGCCGGCTAAGCGCGGCCCGTTCTCCGGTTCGGGCTGGACTGCCATCAAGTCGGCCGGCTTGGCGATCGGTGACCAGTTCGGGTCTGGGCTGGATGCCGCGTCTCCGACGCTGAACGCGAAGCTGGGGTCGTTGGTGTCGGTTCCGAGCGTCACGGGTTTCGACGTTGCAGATTACGGCCAAGCCGGTTCCGCGGCTGCCCCGGCGATTTACGTGCAGAACCCGTTCACCGGCGAGTACCTGCTCGCTCAGGTGGACGGTCGCACTCAGGCGGCATTCAAGCAGCAGTCGCGGGTTCATTCCGCTGGCGATAGGGGGATGGTCTAGTGGCGCGTATCAGGGATGTTGTCACCAACCCGTCGCTTCGTGTTGATGGCGCTGGCTGGTCTGGTCAGGTTGACGGGACGGCAACGTATTCGGTTGCTGCGTCTGGTTTTGACGGGGTGGGGTTCGCGCAGTTGGCGTTCACCGCCTCGTCAACGCCGGGGGCGGTTATCCGTTACTCGTGCGCGGTGACTGTTGGTGACGTGTTGTCGGTGGGCGTGCATGTGCGTTCGTCGCGGGCGCAGCCGATCACGTTGGTAGTGTCGTTTCTTGATGCTGCCGGGGCCGTGTTGTCGGCTTCGTACGCTGATACGGTGTTGGTGCCGGCTGGTGTGATAACCCGGCTGACGATGGACGGTTCTGATCTTGGCGCTGTTCCTTCGGGTGCCGCGTCGGTGTCCATCGCTGCTGCTGTGAGCCTCACTGATGGGGTTGATTGGGCGAACGGTGATACGTTCCAGGCGTCGAAGGTTTCAGCAACGAAAACACCTGCTGTCATTGATTGGTTCGATGGCGACACGGTGAGTTCGTACTGGTTGGGTACGCCGGATGCTTCTGAGTCGGAGCGGGTGTTCACGTACCCGGCGTTGACTCCTTACACGGACGATTCCCCGTCGCCTCGTGTGGATGTTTTGTTTGATGACATGCTGCCGGATACTGTGACGGCGACGGTGTATCAGATCAGTTCGGACGGTCAGGTTCCGGTGCGTCACGCTGGGAGCGCGTTTGCTTCGGGCGGGTTGTTCATCACCGACTATGAGGTGCCGTTGGGTGTCCCGGTGACGTATCGGGCGCAGCAGTTCGATGCGGACGGTAACGATCTCGGGTTCACCGATTCGGCGTCCACGCAGGTGGA